TTGAACGAGTGAAATGGCACAAACGAAAAGCAGAAAACCGAGCAAGAGCCAGATCGGCTCGGAAAGAGCACGCGGGTCAAGCTTGGACACCAACGGAATTCCGACCGCGATCGCAGCCCAGCGGGGCACAAAATCCCCCTCAAGCTGAAACGGCAAATAGGCGGTGCTGACTGCGAAGCCCAGCACCGCCATTCGATGGTTGTAAAACCAAGTCATTGATATTACTTCAAAATCCTATTGCACTCGATCCCAGGCCGTATTCGAGACTGAGTACAAGAAACAATATTGCGTGTTCGCCGACATCGCCGTGATGGCGTTGTTGAGCGTCTGCGTCGTCAGTCCGGCGTACATCGTCATCGCAGTAACGGCGCCGATCGAGAAGTAGCAGTTCTTTGCGCCATCAAGTGGCGCGGTCGGCAGATAGAGATACAGATATGAGATGGCCGAGGCGTTCGCCCACGTCACGTAGCTGAGGTTGGCACCGGTGCTGTAGGTCTGGTTCTGCGTGCCGGTGCCGTTCTTATAATAACCGTAGACGTTGGTGATGCAGTTCCACTGGCAATACTGGGACTGAGCGTTCGGGACACCGTTCGGGATGACCTGCATCAAGTCTGGCGCGAGGTGATTGCCGATAATCGTAATTTGCGGCACTTGAGCAAGTGCGACACTAAGGCCAAGAAATCCAGCCAGCGCCAACACCAAAATTCTGAGCCTCTTCATTTTATTTCTCCGTGCGTTGAGCGATGGTTAGCCGAGGATCCAATAGTTATAGGTCGACGTGTCGCTGCCACCGCTGTTGACGGTGAAACCAGTGCCAGGCGTTACGGTGACCATGAATGGTGCGGCCGGCGTGCCCCCTACAGTCTTCAGGCCGAACACGATTACAGAGTTGGCGTCGACATATGGGTTTGCAACCGTTACGGCCGTGCCGCTATTTGCCTGAAAGGTCCCGCCACATGCGTTGACCGTAGATGTCTGTGGGCCGCCGTTGTAGTTGAACGAACCACACACCACGATCGGTGAAGTCGCGATATCGCCTTGGACTGGGCTGGTGGAGTTGGCCCCGATGGTATTGACCGCATACGCGATGCCAGAGGTCAACAGCAGACCAAACACACCGGCTAAAATTTTCCTCATGTCATTCTCCCTAGCCCGAACTCAGTGGGCCGATAGCCAACGATTCGGCAGCGCCGCCAGTCTGTGAAATTCTGTAGTTGATAGTTCCAGAAGTGAACGCCGTACAATTCAGACGATAGAGAACGTTCTTTTCAGGCTCGCCAAACGTGATGCTAATCGGGCCCACAGTCGCACCTGTCCATTGTGCAAGAGTACCAGTGGCTCCTATGTTACACACGATCCATGTATTGCCGCCGTCAAAACTTCGCTCGAGCTGCACCGTGCCAGACCACGTGATGCCTGCACCCGTAAAGATCGCCGCAGCATCAGCGCCACTTACCGCGATTATGTTGGCTGTCGGTGCAAATTGTAGAGGAATATCAAGTTTATCGGCGGCAACATTCGGCGCATTGGAAAGCTGAAGAATGGCTTCTTGGCCCGGGGAAGTATCATTCGACGGGATGTCATTTTGGATAACGGCCAGAACTGTCGTGCCGGCAGCTAAAGTCACGCCAGACACGTTTGATTCTATGGTTACCGTCGACCCGACCAGTTGAGGGGCAAATCCAAAAGCGCCGCTCGGAGGCCGCAAAACAGCATAGCCATTGGAGCGAAGCCGACCCCATATGGTCAGAGGCGGGACGGCAAGTGTTATGTTGTTCCCCGCGATCGTTTTGACGGTCGTACCAGGAACCACGTTGATAGACTTGATCGCGCCGCCAGCCGCGATACCACCAGCCGCGCCCACGGTCGCCGCTAACGATGCCGCGGTAGTAGTCAGCGCCGTATTATATGAGGCATAAATCTCAAGGTTCATCGGGCCACGGAAACAAAACGGCGCCGATGGTCCAACTGCCGAAAGCACCCCGCTCAAAACAGCATTGGCCGCGTCACCCAAATTAGGCTGGCCAGAGGCAATAATGCCGACTTGAGGGTTCATCCCCATGGATTAAACCGCCTGCCTTGCTGGAGCAGCCACGGTGCCAAGGATTGGGATTTCCTTGTAGTTCTGGTTGCCGCCGCGCCCACCTTTGTTGATGGTCAAACCTTCGGTATTGATATTTCCATTGTCGGACGGCAATGCGCGCTTGGGCTGCACCGCGCCATTCTTCACGACGAGACCGCCTGCAGTAATACCGAACGTATCCGGCTTCTTCTGCCAATCGGTCGATCCGATTGACTTGGAGAACATCTCGTAAATTCCCTTCGCCGCATCGTTGATCGGGATCATCGCCTCGCTGGGAACGCTCGGCCAACCAATCTCGGTCGGACGCGGTGATTTGGTTGCCATGTCGATGTAAACCGGCTCGATCAGGATCTCATCGAGATAGACCTTGTTGCGAAGCTGGTAGAGAGGGATCACGCCTTCAGCTTTTGCCGCCACGATAAGCCGGGTCATCTCAACCCTAGCCTCTTCTCGTGCCTTCACCACCTCTGGGGCTACGCGTTTTCGTCCGCTTCCCTGGTCATTCAGTTGGGCGATCGCCATCGCCAAACCTTCGGCCCAGCTTTGCTCGTTAGCCGAGATCGGCGTGTCAGGACCGCGGGCCTTGGTGAGCTGAGACAGAATACTAGGGATAGCCGCTGCGACCGCTTCAGCCGTAGCTTTCGCCACCGCCGCCTTAAACTCATCGGTTTCGTGCAGCGGCTTGGTTTCCGTCATGACTTCGCTCCGTTTTTTGCGGCCCACCATGGGGCTGATCCTTTATGGAAGACGTTCAGAATTACTGAACGACGTAGTTACGGCTGGCGTATCTGTTGGCTTGATCGTCACGAACCGTGGTGACGAGAGCAAACGCGATGGTGCCAGCAGTGAAGCTGCCGCTCGGCAGCGCCGTGGCGGTCATGGGAGAGAACAGGAGCCGCATGAACCGCGGACGTAGCCCAGGAGGCATGTCGGGGATCCACGGGCAGCGGAACGGAATTGCCCCGGCAAAAAGGTTGGCAATAGCGATGTTGTCCTGCGAAACAATATCCTGCCAGGTGCCCGGCTGATAGTTGCCGCCAGCGCCAGTGTCAGGAGCAGCCTGCAGGGCAATCTTGAGGAATTGAGTGACTAAGCCGGTAAACGCCACGCCGACCCCAATGTTGAGCTCCGGCCGCTTGCCGCCTACACCCAAATCGGTCCCGAAAAGTGTGGCGTTACCGATGATGCTAGACGGCGATGGCGCGACACCCACGCCCAGACCGAGAAGGTCAAGTGGATTCGTGGCCGCGGTTGTGCCCGCACCGAGGTTGGCCAGCGAAAGCGGCGCACCAAGCGGGATGAAGCTAACGAGTGCATCCGAACGCATGATAAAGTTCCTTTCTTTTCTCTATGGCTTTCGCCGGTCAATCGGTGAGTTCGGAGCGATCAGGTGACACGCGCCTCGGTTGTAAGGATTTGGTCCGAAATTTTGATGGGAATCCCGCGATACGCGTCGACTACGCGGCCTGCGTAATCGTCGATACGGAGCAAAACCTGACGATCCCTCATGGCTTGGACATCCATCCAATGCCGGCCGGTACGGTTGGTGTAGAAGACGGGCCGGATGCCCGGCGCCGGATCGTTCGGCGCGTCGGTCTTGGTGATGCCCGACGTCCCCTTGCCGAGGTGCGGCGGGAACAACATCATTTCCGCCATGGTGGCGAAGAAGTCGAGCGCGTTCGGGCCGGCCAAGCCAGCGTTGGTCACGTCGATATTCGCCGCGCGTACGCCATATCGCCAATCCTGGGGGCAGACCCCGAGTTGATGGCGGAACCACGAGGTATAGGCCTCGAACCGATTTCCTACCGAATCAAATCCGGGAACTGTGTCGCCCTTGTCCTCCATGGTAATGCCGGCCTTCGACCCACGAGGGTAAAGGCCGAAAATCGTCCGCTCACCCCAGCAAACCAGCCATAGAGAAGTGTTGGAAGTTCCCGTCCCGAGGCAATCGATCACGTTCTGGGCGTTCTGGGCGTTCGCGGTCGAAACCGTGTTGTAAAACGGCGCCATACCCATGAATTCCGCCGGCGTCACCGCCGTATTGCCATACCAGAGGGTCTGTTCCATGGTCTGGCCCATGCCCTCAAGGAATGCGACATCTTCGTTCTCGCGGAACTGGTCGATATCGCCCGAGTCCTCCGCCAACATGCGGTCGACCTGGGAATAATCTTCCAAGGAGCCGAGGCCAACACGCGCCTTTGCGGTCGTCGACTTGGAATAGGGAATGCCCTGATTGTACTGGCGCCACGCGCCGGCCGGGATTGAGGTTCGGAACACAAACTCGTGGCCTCCGATCTCGTTGGCCTCCTTCATCGGGACATCTTCCAGCGTCTCGATCGACTGAGACAGCATTTCCGCGATATAGGCCTGCTTCCCATCCGGCGCGATGCGCGAGGTGAGGTCGACAATTGTAGGCCATTGACCGGTCGCCATGATGTTCGTCCTTTCCTAAATTCGTCCGCTTATTGGCGGTTGGTGGATGACCTCGGATTGTCGTACAGAACCTTCCCACGCGCCCCAGGCCGCGCACCGTTGCCGGGCGGAGGCGTCGGGTTCGGAGGAGGCATCCCAGCTTCGTCGAAATATCGGGCCGCGTTGTGCAGGGCGCGCCAGAACGCCGGATGGTCGCCGGCGCCCGTAATGCGGAGGAATTCGTTGAAGGACTTGCGGTCATTTTCCGGAACCAGCAAATCCCTCATGCGGGCGACGGCCTTGGTCGTGGTCTGGTAGCCAGAGCCGCCCAGTTGCTCGTCCGCCATGATTTCCTTGCGCCAATTCGCCCTGGTTTCGTTGAAAACCCTCTGCTGCTCCGCGGCCAGGTGCGTCGCGTAATCGGTCATTGCCTGATTGTGGAGATCGATCAGGCCCTGCGCGCCCTTTGCGGGATCCGCGCGGAACGCGTCGAGAGCGGTATGGAATGTGCCCTTCAGGGCGTCGTCCATCTTTATTGTCTCAGGGACGGTATATTCGTAAGCAACAGGCTCGGGTTTGGCCGGCTCAGCCGGTTTGACCTCGACTGGTTTCTCTGCCGGCTTAACCTCAGCAGGCTTTTCCGCGGGCTTCTCGGTCGGCTTTTCGTCTGCCTTTACTTCTGGCTTGGCTTCCGGCTTGGGAACCTCGGCCGGCTTCTCTGGGACGCCAGCCTCTTCGAGCAACGAGGGCGTCTCGGCCGCCGTCTTGATCGGCTCCGGGGCGGTCGGCTCCTTGATCGGTTCAGGCGTTACCGGCGGCGCAGCAGGATCAGGTGCACTTGCCGCGGCTGAATTAACGGGGGCCTCTGGCGCCGCGGCACCGCCGGTAAGAGGTAATTCGGGCGCTGGTGCTACGGGATCAACCATTCTTCACCTTGCGCCTTGGAACGTTGGGCTTTGCCAGCCTCGGATCGAGTTCGCTGTGCATCCGCAAAACCCCAGTAATGTCATACTTTTGGAGGGTGAGCCAAAGCCTTTGCCCGAAGGCTTTTTCGCCTGCTTGGAACCAAGTGGCTTCGACTTGCGGAAACCCATTCGGACCGCATGCAAACCGGTCCTCAAACGTGTGAGCGGATTCAAGAAGGCGCCAAATCTCGCGGCGACCGACTTCAGTGCTGAGAGCATGCGACCAGAACGCAACTGCCTCGTCGTATTCCCGTTTGATCCGAGTTCGGCGCCGGCGCTCTGTCTCGAGATCGTCAGCTGCGATTGTTTCTTGCTCTGCCGGTGGGAGGTCGGCAATGTCACCAAGTTCGAGTTCCGGGTCGGTTTCATCGATCATGCCGGAATGAGGATGCCACCGGAGCTCTTGCGATAGCCCACAGGTGAGGTTTCACGGTGAGAGCCGCGATCGCGCTGCGGCTTCGGCAAAATCGTTCCAATTCGGCCTGTGGCCTTGGTGCGGAACTCCTCGGCCTTGCGATGGCCGGCCCGGAGATTCTCGCCAAGTTTCACGAAAAGAGGGTGAAGCTGCCCTTCGCGGATGGTGACCCTCTGGCCATCGGGTAACTTATAGCCACGTAGCCATCCGCCGGCCCTTTTGTGGGCCTCTTCGACGTAAAGACCGATTTGAAGCCACCGCGTGTCCTGGCGCCAGTAGGCCGCCTGACGCGCTGCTCCCTCAATGAGCTTAAGCGATTCGCGGAGGGCTTTGTAACTCGGTCCTTTGCGGGGGAGGCGGGCAAGATCGTCGCAATAT